TTATTCGCATCGCGTCGTGGGTTTGACCGCAACTCCCTCCCGAACGGAAAGCGGGAAGATTTACGGCGTCGAAAAGTTGTTTACCGACATCATTGAAAAAGCGACCGTACCGAAACTCATTAAAGATGGCTACTTGTGCCCAATCGTCAACACAGATGCGGATGCGTCGGTCGATACAAGCGATTTGCACAAGCGAGGCGGGGAGTTTATCCAAGCCGAAGTCGAGCAGTTATTCGGCAATGAACCAGAGATTGAAGCGGCGGTTAACGAGATCCTGCAAAAGACAGCCAACAGGCATAGCGTGATGGTATTTTGCACCTCGGTGATGCACGCCAAGACGGTTGCAAATATGATCTATCAAAAGGTAGGACTTTGCGTCGATTTGATTACCGGCGAAAGCACTAGCGAACATCGGCGAAACGTAGCAGAGCGATTTCGATCACTACAGCTTAAATATCTTGTCAACGTCGATGTTCTTACGACCGGGTTTGATGCTCCGGTTGTTGATGCTATTGCGATACTGAGGGCGACCGCTTCCCCTGGTCTATATGTGCAGATCGTGGGGCGTGGACTCCGTACGCACGAATCCAAGACGGATTGCCTGGTGCTAGACTTCGGCGAAAACATCCGACGACACGGAGCAATTGACCGGGTGCGAGGACGACCAAAAGCACCGAAGGAAACCGAGCCGAAAGAACAGGACGAAAGCGAAGAGGATGAGGAAAAGCAGTCCGGAAAAATGTGTCCGGCTTGTGAAGTCTATTCGCCTCCATCCGAGACTCATTGCGAATGCGGCTATCGCTTTCCAGTTGTATTCAGACACAACGACACAGCGGAGCGTGAGGTGTCGATTATCTCAGACGGAAAGCCTAGAGTCTACAACGTTCGGCATATCGTTTACGGCAAGAGCAAAGCCAAAGATAAGCCGGCAAGCATGACAGTCTTGTATATCGTGCAAAGCGGCGAAAAGACTAGGTTGCCGGATGATTCGCCGATGGAATTCGTAGCATTCGAGTCTGACAAGCCGTTTGCAGTCGAGCAGGCTAGGCGATGGTGGGCGAAGAGGACGAACCTACCATTTCCACAAACGACCGACGAAGCATTAGCGATTGCTAAAAGCGGAGAACTAGGAACGCCGAGCGTTATCAACGCGGAGCGAGACGGAAGGTATTGGAAGATCACTACAGGCCCAACGAGAAAAGATAACGAGGTTGCCCAAGATGTTTCCTAAGTGTTTAACAGAGCGCAGGCAGTGGATCACCTGGACGCTTACGGCGGATGGAAAGAAGATACCGAATTCACCAAGCAATCAGCCTAAGACTTGGTTTGATTACGACGAGGTGAAAAGCAATGATCGAATCGCGTATGTGTTCGCTTCTGATGATCCGTTTGTCGGCATTGACCTTGATAACTGCATTGACGAGGCTGGTGACTATAACGCAGTCGCTAGCTACTGTCTTGAGTTATTCAAAGGCAAAGCATACTGCGAGACTTCGCAAAGTGGACGCGGTTTGCACTTCATCGTTCGAGGGAAAAAAACGGATTGGTCGGTATGTAGCCGGCAGGGCGTCGAGTGCTACGAACACGGGCGGTTTTGGGTAATGACAGGTGATGTTTTGGGCGGATACAACGAGCCGCAAGAATGCCAAGCGGAACTTGAGATCTTCCTAGGCGATTACCTTCGCAAGCCTGAGCCGCAGCGGGTGCTTAGTGTCGCTTCCATACGATGCGAAACACAACTCGAAGAGCGTATACAAGCCTACGCACAAAACGCACAAGCGGCACCTCAAGGGGATCGAAACAACGCGGCCTTTAGGCTTGCGGGTCACTTGTGGGCGATGGTGGGCGATGACGGGCAGCAACCAAGCGAAGATATCGTACTAGACGCGGTGCGAGGTTGGGCGGCTAGGTGTTCGCCTCCAATGGATGATGCCGAGGTAATCAAGGCAGTCGAAAATGCACGGACGAAAGGCACGCCGAGAGATGCAAAGTTGCCGGGCGTCATGGCGATTGATGGAGCCGAAGAGGGAGGACGGATTGCCGAACTGCTTTGGCCGACGAAGGCAGCGGAACTTGCGAGCGAAGACGATGACGGGGACGAAGAATTTTGCTTGGCAATGCTCCCTGAGTCTGGATTGATTCGCATGGTTTACGATTACTACTTTGACCTAGCGATCAGGCCGAGCCCGATTATGGGGTTATCGGTGGCTATATCGACAATGGAAGTATTACTAGGTCAAAAGGTAGCAACTCATACCGATTTGAGAACGAACGACTACAACCTCATCATCGCTCAAACGGCATCCGGCAAAGAGGCTTGCAAGTCGGCCATCACCAAGATATTCGACGCGTCGGGATGCGGGCACCTTCTGCTAGCGGCGGATGTGCAATCAGGAAACGGATTGATAACGGCGATCAAGTCGCAGCCGGTTTGCTTGTGGATCGGCGATGAGTTCGGCAAGGTGTTGCAGGGGATCCTAGACAAGAAAGGCTCTCAGCATCTCAAGAACATAGGCAAGCATTTACTCAGTCTTTACGGTGAGTCAGCCGGTAAGTTTTTAGGAGCGGCTCACGCAGCGGGTGCGAAAAACGAGATCGACCAGCCGCATCTTTGCATCCTTGGGCTATCGACTGGATCGACCATATTTGAGGGCCTTTCAGCGGATCACGTCAGCGACGGGTTGCTCAATCGCATCTCGTTCTGGCCGGTGCAAGAACGACCGAAGCGGAAGCGAAATTACAAAACGCCGAAGGTGCCAGCGGAGCTTAGCGACCTTGTGTCGAAGTGGGCAAGCCTTACAACCTCGGTGGGAAACATCGCTTCGATGAATCCGCAGGCGATCCAATTTGGCATCACAACAGAGGCTTGCGAACGATGGGAGCAACACAGTTTTGCGATTGATGAAAAGATGGAGTCTGAATCGTCGCAACGCTCGGCAATGTGGGGACGCACGGCGGCTAGGAGTCTGATGCTGGCGTTGGTGCATCGTTGTAGCCGCATGGCATCGCCTACGGAGATTAGTCCGGTAGTTGCGATTGAGATGCAGGATATCCAGTGGGGCGTCAAGCTCTCTAATTGGCTCTCTCGCATCGCTTGCGACTTGGTAGAGCAGAACATGGTTGACAAGTCTTTGACGCTTGCAGCGAAGGTACTAAGCGATTTAGCAAGCCGTGGGCCGGTAAGCAGTCGAGACGCGTTGCGGATGTGTCGATCACTGACGGCGGGCGACCTTGAAGCCGCAGCGGTAAAACTTGGTTTTCGCGTCGAATTTGTGACCACAGGGAAGCGAAAAAAGAAGGTGTTCGTACGCGTCAGCGGAGGGCAAAAATGACCAGTCCATTTCATTCTGTCACAAAAAGGGTGCGCAGCTTAAAACTAATACAAGCCAGTCTAGTATTAGTGGAAGTATTGCCAAGATTCATATTGTCCCATTCTGTCCCATTCTGTCCCGGACAATATGGACAGCTTCAAAGCGTGGTTAAGAGTGGTTTTTCTGCCCTTAGCTATATAAAATAGTAGTAGTATTAGTATTTTATGGTAGTTCTTATAGTGTTCTTTCTATATTGTCCTTCTGTCCGGTGGTTTCCTATAGGGTGGTGGTAGTACCCCCCTCTAGGGGGTAGGCTCTCTAGGGTGGTTGGTGGTAGGGGGTCTATATAAGGACACGAGGACAGTTTGGACAGAATGAAACACGCTCGAAATAAAATATACAATCCAATTGACCGACAGACAAAAGAATATAAAATTGCATCGGGTTTGTAAGTTTATATTTTAGTAAAGGGTTGATCGATGAAGAAGCGAACAATGTTCATGCCTACCACTCAGCCGGAAAACTTTGTGGATGAGTTCCAAAAGGCAGCGAAGGTTTTGGGCGTAGGGTTCTCGCAATGGGTTGGAGATGCTTGTGTTGAGTTTCTTGCCAAGCAGACTGGCGAAAGCGTCGAGGATGTTCGAGCGAGGCTTGGGGATCGTATTGCAAGAGGAAGACCAGCAACGAAGGACGCGAAATAATGACAATCAGCCTAACGGACATGGCAAGAGAGATCGAGCATCTGCAATCGTTGCTCGCAGAGCAGACTAGCGAAATCAAGTCGCTTCAATCGCAACTTGCGAAAACGGCGAAAGATCGGACGCGGTTTAGGGATCGGAGCGAAGAGTTACGAGCGGAACTGGCGAAGTTCGTCAGGGCAGATAATCCAGTTTTGAGAGGGAGAAAGAAATGAGCGAAGCGAAGTTTAAGGTTGGTGATAGGGTGAGGGTTGTGTCCGTAGGGAGTTTAATGGATGGCATGATATGCAATATCACAGCGACCAACAGCGGGATGAAGTCGCCGTATTTTGTCGAACTGAAAAACCGCAGTGGCGGAAACTGGTTTAGTCAACATGAACTTAAATTGATCGAACCTGCCCCAGCCGTCAACGAATGCTTGACAACTGACAACGTCAATCATCCACCGCACTACAACCAAGGCGGGATCGAATGCATCGAGGCTATCAAGGCAGCAACGGGTAGCGGATTCGTCAAGTATTGCACGGGCAACGTAATCAAATACCTTTGGCGATACGACAACAAGGGAGGCTTGGAAGACCTCAAAAAAGCGGCGTGGTATTTAGACCGAGCGATTAAGGAGATGGAGGTGATCAGTGAGTAAAAACATAATTCTTGGCGTCGATCCCGGCCCAAAGGAGCATGCGTTTGTTTGGTGGGATTGCGAAGAGAATCGGGTTGTTGGGCTTCACACGTTTTCGAGCTTTATCCACTTCACTGCGAGGGAAAAAGAGAACGTGCTTTGCAAGGTTCGCACCGTTGCGTGCGAGTGGATCGAGTCTTACGGAATGGCGGTCGGGCAGGAAGTGTTTCGCACGGTCGCCGGTATCGGATGGCTAGCGGGGACGATTGGCACCGAAGTTAGGCTAGTCCCCCGCAAGTCGGTCAAGATGCACTTGTGCAACTCGATGCGGGCGAAGGATGGCAACATTCGCCAAGCCTTGATAGACCGCTTCGGAGTAGTTGGCACGAAGAAGGCACCAGGGCCTTTGTTTGGCGTTAGTAGCCACTACTGGGCGGCTCTTGCCGTTGCGGTCTACGCGGCGGAGACTCCGCCGAAGGATGGGGAGTTTTGGATTGAGGATCTGCGGAAGAGAAGCATCATTTAGGCAAAGTTTGCAATCGCCCTGACACTTGCTACAATGCGAGTAACCAAGGGAGGGTGTAACATGCAAGACTTGCTAAAGTCGAAGAGATTTTGGGCAGCGGCTGCGGTCGTTGCCGTTGTCGTGCTAAAGGATCGAGTACCGCTAACGGAAGATCAAATCCATCAGCTTGTGCTAGCCGTTGGAGCGTGGATCGTGGGTGATTCGATCCGGCCACTGCCGAAGCCTGACGAGGTGGCAAAGTGAGTCTTTTCAAAAGATGCGAAACAGCTTGGCGTCCAGACGATGCTATCCGAATCTACAACGAGAATGGCGGAGATCGTCAAGCATTTCGTAGGGCCTATCGACAGCATGCAAAGACCGTCTACGGACTTGATCCGGTGACGGTTATAATGCTGGTTCAGATGGCAATCCGCCTCTACTTCTGGGCAAAGGAAAACGGATTTCTCAGTGCGATCCCGCAGGCCCAATACGGCAACGCTCCCTCAGCGGCTCAACTCTACGCGGAAGCAGAGATCGAAGCAGAGAGTAGCGACGATGAGTAAGCCGGAATCGAGTTGGCTACCTTGGATCATCGCGGCTGGTGCGATCTATTTTGCGTTCCAGCGACCTGCTAACGTCGATCCAAAACCGAAGGACATCAAGGGCGTTGTAGCATCGACGCTTCCCAATATCCGAGCGGCATACCGAGCGGCATTCCTTGAGGCGGCTAGCAAGATCGAAAAGCGGGAGATCGTGAATCAAGAGCAGTGGACGCAATTCATCGCGGCGAATGCGGGAGCGAAGTTCCGAGAGGGCATGGACAAGGTATATTCCGCGATTGACGAAATGAAACTTCCAGTTGAGTTCACCGGACGCGAAAAAGAGATTGCAGACCTCAATAGGAGGATTGCTGAATCGTGGTAAGTATCATCCGCAACATCATGACTTACGTCGAAGAGTGGCTATTCGTCAACGATGGATTCGTCAAGGTTTTAACGCTGGGCGTTTTAGTTTTGGCTACGTACGGTGCGGGATTTGTGCAAGGCCGAAAGGTTGCCGAGCGGGAAGCGTTGCAGCAGTTAGCGAAACTCATGCTCGAAGAAAAGGCGGCGAAGTAAATGCTAGACCTAGAGATTGATGGCGATCCAGAAACAAAACAAGTCCACCGACTCACGCTTGATTATTTGGGGTCTGATGGCACTGAGGATGGCGACCTGCAATTCCTTACCAAACTTGCCAACGGACTGATTAGAGGTGCGACAATCGTTATTGATCCAGGATTAGCTACAGAGTTTGTCTACGCGGCTGGAGAACCAGTTGAAGAGCAATCAGACGAGGCTAGCGAATGAGCGAATTTTTTACCGGCTACGATCCGACGATAGAGCGACGCGACGAATTGCAAAGCAATTCGGTCTCGATGCCGTTTGCGCTAAAAGACTTTTCAGCCCCTGAGGAAATCGACCCGCGAAGGCTTTTAAGGCACGACAAGCAACTAAACATGTCGTCTTGCCAAGGTTTTTCGCTAACCAATTGCGGCGAATATCTCTTGGCTTTGGGGCATGGAGCGGTTAGCGATAAAAGGCAGTTTTCGCAGTTGTTCGCCTATCTTGAGTCACAGCGAATCGACGGTTTACTAGGACGCGATCAAGGCTCCACGATCAGCGGCGGCTTGCGAGTTGCGAAGGAGATTGGCTATCTACTTGAGTCGGCGTTGCCATATCGAACACCGTATCCAAACAACGCCAGGAGCCTGATTACCGATCAGATGCGACTTGAGGCGGCACCCTATCGCATTCGCTCGCACACATGGCTAGAGTCGTACGATGACATCTACAAGTACCTTGCAAGTGGTAGCGGTGCGGTGCATACAGGAAGTACTTGGAATGACTCGTTCTATAGTCAGAACGGCGTCTTAGAATCGATCAGTCTACGCGATGGCGGCGGTCACGCTACGGCGTGGCTCGGCTACTCCAAACGCAAAGACAGCAAGGGCCGCAATTACAT